AAACTATTAATGGTGTAAAAATATACACACCTGACCTGAGAGTACAAAACAATAAGGAAATATTATCAACTTCACACTCTCCTATTATTGGATGGGCATATGATGGAAATCCAATCTACGGTCCATATGGATTTTCTAGCATTGATGGTAAAGGAGTTGTAAAAGCACTTGATTCAGGTTACAGATTATCCTTAAGTTCCTCTAGACCAAGCACAACTTTATATCCAGCAGGATTCTTTGTTGAGGACTATGTATTTGATGAAACTGGAGACTTAGATGAGCACAATGGTAGATTCTGTGTAACTCCAGAATATCCCGATGGTGTTTATGCGTATTTCTCTACAATCAATTCTTCTTCAGTAGAAACATCTGGTGTCTTCAGAAACTTCAGAAAACCAGTATTCCCATACTTCATTGGAAATGGTTACAAATCAGTTCCTATTGAGAATAATTTTGTTGCAACATACAATCAAGATGCAATAGACCTTAATACAACTGGTGTTCTTAGAAATACTACTCCATATGGCATTCTAAACAATGATAGTGGATATAAGTATCTCGTCAATTCTAACAATATCAGAAAGCAAACCTCAGAGGTAACTTACTCATCTATAGGTAAGGTTGATTCTGTTGGAATCCTTACTGGTGGAACTGGATATGCTGTTGGTGATAGAGTTATTTTCAATAACAAAGATACTAGTGGACAAAATGCCTCTGCTAAAGTTTCTTCCGTTGTTGGTAAGGGAGTTACACAAGTTTCAAACGCTGAAGTTAGGTTAGAGGGTGTTGAATTTGTACAAGCAAAAGAAAGTGCTACTTTCCTTGGTTTTGCTACAGCACCTCATAATCTGAACAATAATAATGTTGTTAGTATTACTGGTCTTAGCACATATGGAACTGGTTTATCTGGCAACGTTGCTGTAGGAATAAGATCTGAAATCTTCTCACTTGCTACTGGAATCGGAACCACTGGCGCAACAGGTATTGTAACTTATATCAGTCTCTATGGTAACTTACAATATCCTTTCATCAGAGAGAATGACATTCTTGCTGTTGAAAGTGAGAAGGTAAAAGTTTTAAACGTTGAATTTGAAGAAGATAGAGTTAGAGTTCAAAGAGAATATGAAAGCACTGTAGGTGCTTCTCATACTGCTGGTGTTCTTGTTATTGAAGACAGCAGGAAGTTTACCTTCCCAGTGGGCGTAAGTTCAAATCGTTTCCAATATAAGGTCAACAAAGAATTATACTTCAATCCTAAAGAATCAGTTGCTTTAGGTTCTTCGTATGGGGTTGGAATTGGTTCTACCCTAACCTTTGAAAATCCTGGTGTCGGTAATAGTTCTCTGTTCGTTCCAACTAGAAGTATTTTCCTTCCAGGACACAATTTAGTCACTGGCGATAAACTGGTTTACTCTTCAAATGGCGGAACTGCGGTTTCTGTCTCCACTGATGGTTCTATGACGTTTGCACTGACAGACGAACAGACTGTTTTTGCTGCAAAAATATCTGACGACTTGATTGGTATTGCAACTAATAGAGTTGGTCTTGGTTCTACTGGTGGATTTGTTGGTATTAATAGTAGCGTTACGACAGATATCTTATATTTCAATTCTATCGGTGCTGGTGTTGTTCATAGTCTTACTACAAACTATGGTGATGATGTTGTTACTGGAAAGGTTAATAGAAATCTCATCACAGTATCCACTGCGTCAACTCATGGTATTTTACTTAATGATAATGTTCAGATTAGTTGCAACTCTGGAGTCACAACCAACTTTACAGTAAGGTATAACGATAGTAACAGAAGAATCTTAATTAATCCAAGAGATTTTGTTGCTGGTGATGTAACTCTTGCTGATAATACAATCACTATCAATTCTCATGAATTCAGTGATGGTGATAAAGTGATTCATAATGCAACTACTCCATCAGGTGGTTTGGTTGACGATAGAATTTACTTCATTATTGTAGTTGATGATAACACTATTCGCCTTGCAAATACTTACTTTGATGCAACCAGTCAAAATCAAATAAACATTGATATTACTAGTGCTTCTGGTGGAACTCTGTCCCTTGTAAATCCAGAAATTAGAGCATATAGAAATCAACCAGTCGTATTTGATGTTTCTCACCCATCATTATCATTTACAAAGAATTCTACAACTTACTCTGCATTTGATTTAAACTTCTACACAGATAGTAACTTTAGAAATTCTTTTGAGACTTCTAATGATACCTCTACTTTCAATATTATCCGCACAGGTTCTGTAGGTGTTAACACTGACGCAAAAGTAACTCTAAATGTTACCGATAGCGTTCCACAAGATCTGTTCTATACATTAGAACCAGTTGATACACTTGAGAATCCTTCTGTAAAGGTTCAGAGAATCAATGATAGTTTAAATATTTCAAATAGCAACAAGATATTAGTATTTGATAGTGTCTATTCTGGAAGTCATGTTATTTCTGGAGTAACGACTGATACTTTCTCGTTTACTGTATTTGAAACCCCAGAAAGGTCATCTTATCTTTCATCTGAAGCAGTTATTAACTATACTACTAGTTCCAAGACTGCGTATGGAGAGATTGCTGATATTACCATGACTTCTCAGGGAAGTGGTTATAGAGTTCTCCCTGGAATCACTTCAATTTCAACAAAGACTGGTTCAAATGCTGTTGTAGAGGCACAAACTACTACAATTGGTAGAGTGGATAAATTTGAAATCCAAGATATTGGATTTGATTATTCTGTAGACAAATCTGTTAGACCAACTGCAAAGTTATCTCAGGTTCTGAAGTTAGAGGCATTTAGTAATATTGATAGAATTGGAATTACCTCTGTCGGACAGTATTATACCATTGCTCCAGACTTAGTTGCTATTGATGGCGTAACTGGTAAGGTCATTTCAGATTTAGACCTGACTTATGAACTCGGAGATAGTGAAGTAACTATCCTAAAGAATACAAAAGGTATTCGTGGTGCTGTTCCTACAATTATTCCAACTAGCAACTCTAATGGTGTTGGTATTAACTCTTTAGCATATGACAGTTCTACAAAAGAAGTTACTGTTGGTCTTGCGGTAAGTTATAGCAGCACTTCACTCTATCCATTCGTAGTTGGCGATAAAGTGCTCGTAGAAAATACCAGTGTTGGTATTGGAACTACTTTAAGAGGTTTCAACTCCAGTGCTTATAACTACGCTAGATTTACTATTACTTCTATTGATGCAAATATTGGTGGAGCAAACGGAACTATCACTTATAGTGTCGATGGTTTATTGAATGAAGGTGAAAATCCAGGAACATTTGATCTACAACGTTCTTCTGGTATTGTAACTCCTGAAAAATATTTCCCAATATTTGATGTTTCTCTTCAACAGAACAAGTTTAACTTAGGAGAAACTGTTTCCTCTGATAGTGCTTCTGGAAAAATTGAAACTCGCTATCCATTCATCAATTCTCTGAAGGTGTTGGGTTCAGATACATTTGCTGTTGGAGAAATTATTACAGGTCAAGATACTAATTCAGAAGCAATAATTAGAGAAGTTAGTGAATACTCTGCTGTTTATGATGTTGACTCTTCTTCTATCGTAAGAAAGGGTTGGAAGACTGAAACTGGATTCCTAAACAACAGTCTGCAGAGAGTTCATGATAGTGACTACTATCAATACTTCTCTTATGCTGTTAGATCTCAAGTTGCACTTGAAAAGTGGGATAACGCTGTAAGCAGCATGAACCATACCGCTGGATTTAAGAAGTTCAGTGATTTGGTCATAGAATCGAGAGAAGAAGACTTTGCAGGAATAACTACAACTCAGTCTGAAAGCGATGTTACAACATTAGTTGATTATATTAGTATTGTGGATACAAATTGTGTTAACGATTTTGATCTGGCAACTGAAAATAACTTAGTTATTGAACCTAATGTAATATCTGATGAAATTATCTTTAGTTCTGCAGTATTAAAAGACTATACTGAATCAATTGGTAACAGAGTTCTTCTTATTGATGATATTAGTGGAGACTTTAATAGCAACGCAAGAACCACTAGATTCACGAATGTCGGCACCTTCCGTTTAGACTCCGGTAGAGCACGTAAGTTTATAACTTACGTTAGAGATAGAAGATTCACTGCTGAAAGACAAATCTCTCTTGTAACCACAGTTAGAGATGACAATGAGACTTATATGAATGAATATGGTCAAGTTGAAACTGCAGCAGAACTTGGATCCTTTGATCTCACAATTCGTGGTGATGAAGCAAGTCTTCAGTTCTATCCAGTAAGATATGAATTCAATAATTTTGATATCAGTTATGTTTCTTATGGTATTGAGAATGCTCTTGCTGGAGTAGGAACTACCACTCTTGGCGATATTGTTAATATTGAATCTTCAAATGCAATAATTTCAAGCGGTTCTACTGCTGCTAATACGATTCTTGGAATTAGTTCTTCCTATACTTCTTCTAAGGTTCTTGTTCAGATTGGTGCAACTGATTCAAGTTATAATGAATTCAATGAAGTTACTATATTACATGATGGTTCAAATATTGGTTTTGTTGAGTATGGTCAACTTATAACAACCACGGGTCCAGTAACATCAACTGGTATTGGAACTTATGGCGTAGGATATTCTGGTTCTAATATTAATTTAACTTTCACACCTACAGTTGGTGCTGGTGTTTCATATATTGTTAATACTATTCAACTTTCTATCTCCAATACAGCATCAACTGGTATTGGAACTGAAGAACTGAACACTGGTATTTTAGAATCTACCTATACTTCTATTAGTGCTTCTGGTTCTCCAACAGCAACTACAATTAGTGATTATACTAGTGACCCATATCATGCTGCATATTACATCGTAAGTGTTGAAGATACAACTAACAACAAGACTCAAGTTTCTGAGGTTGTAGTTGTTGATGATGGAACAGATGTAGATATCACTGAATTTGGTAATATCTATTCTGATTCTTCACTTGGCGACATTACTGCAGATATATCTGGAGACTTTACTCGACTCAGATTTACTCCAAACGCAAATATTGATGTTCAAGTAAGAGTATATCAAAATGCTCTGAGAATTGTTGATGGAGATCCAACATCAATTGATCTTGGTAGTGCTATCATCGACACTGGTTTTGGTGTTTACACTGGAACAAAAAATGATATTAAGAGAGCATTCAATTTAACTCATAAGAACCTCCCTGTTTTTGAAAGATATATTGATGGTAGTGATTCTGCTGTCGTTAGCACCTCTAGAAACACTGTCTTGGTTCCACAGCACTATTTTGTAACTGGCGAAAAACTTTCCTACAGTCATGCGGGTGCTGGAACAACTCAAGCAATCGGTATCGCGACCGTTAATGTTCCTGGTGTCGGTTCTACAGATAAATTACCCTCAACTGTTTATGCAGTTAAGGACACTGACCTGAGACTTAAGTTTGCTGCGAGTGCAGAAAATGCTCTGAAGGCAAGTCCAGTAATTTTTGATATCACTAGTGTTGGTATTGGAACTTCTCATAGATTTGTTTCCACAAATCAAAATGCAAGAGGTCTCTTCTCAGTTGATAATGCTATCCAGTCTCCTGTCGTTTCTACAGCAGTAACAACTACAATTACTCAGCAAGTATTGAGCACTGACGATACTCTGAACCTTAGTGGAATTACTTCTATATCTGGTGGAGATCTTCTCAAGATCAATAATGAAATTATAAGAGTTGATAGTGTAGGAATCGGCACCTTTACTAACAGACTCCGTGTTAGAAGAAATTGGATGGGTACTACTCTTGCTGCTCATACAGCAAATGATTTAGTAACTAAAGTTGAGGGTGATTATAACATTGTTGATAACGTACTTAACTTTATCGCTGCTCCATACGGACCAAACCCAATAAGTTCTACAACTAACCCACCCGATTCTAGAGACTTTACTGGAATCACTACACACTCTACTTTTAGTGGTAGAACCTTCATGAGATCTGGAACTGTTGGAGCAACAACAGATTCTTACGCTAAGAACTATGTGTTTGATGATGTTTCTCAGTCCTTTACTGGAATTCAAACCAGTTTCTTGCTGCAAGCAAATGGACAGAACATTACTGGAATCAACAGTGCAGTAGTTCTTATAAATGAAATCTTACAAGAACCTTCAAGATCGTCTGAATTTGTTTCTGTTGTTGGCGATATTAATTTCCACGAAAATGTTGGTGTAACTAGTGTTCAATTTACAGGAACTGCAACATCAGCACTCTATGATATCAATACCTCAAACTTGCCTTCTGGTGGAGTTATAGTTTCGGTTGGTTCTTCTGCAGGACTTGGATATCAGCCACTGGTTGCTGCTGGTGGAACCGCAGTTATCTCAGGTCTTGGAACTATCACCTCTATTAGCATTGGAAACAGTGGTTCTGGTTACAGAGCAGGTATTCAAACGGTAGTCAACGTTGGTATCGCAACATCTAGCACTGGAACTCCTAATATTGAGTTCATTGGTACTGCTGCTATCAGTGGTGGACACATTGTTAGTGTTGCTATTACCAATCCTGGAGCAGGATACACTGCAACGAATGCACCAGTTGTAATCTTTGATGATCCTCTGTCTTATTCTAATATTCCTTTGGTTTACAGTTCCGAATCAACAGGAATTGGTACTCAAGCAACGGTTGATATTGTTGTTGGTCAAGGTTCTAGTGTAATTGACTTTGAAATCAGAAACACAGGATATGGTTACGGACAAGGACAAACACTTACAGTTGCTATAGGCGGAACTTCTGGTATCCCAACAGACACATCCTATACATTTGAAGAGTTCCATATTGATATTGATAGTGTTCAAACTGATAAATTCAGTGCTTGGACTTTCGGAGATCTTGAAGTTATTGATAAGATTGAAAACCTTTTCGACGGAACTAGAACTAGATTCCCACTGAAGGTCAATGGTTTTGATAAGTCCATTTTAGCACGACGTGGTTCTGCACTTGAAGTTAAGGCAAACTTGCTGGTATTCTTAAATGATATCCTTCAAGTTCCTGATCAAGGATATATCTTCAATGGTGGAAGTTTGATTACCTTCACTGAAGCACCAAAAGTTAATGATACTTGTAAGATTCTGTTCTATAAGGGAACTGGTGATGTTGACGTTGCTGAAATTGATGCTTTAGAGACTGTTACTGAAGGTGATACTCTGAAACTTTATAATGAAAATATCTACTTAGAAGAAAATCCAAGACTTGTTAAGAATGTTCCTTCTAGCGATATTGCCAATACAAATCCATATGCTGGTCCAGGAATTACTAGAAATGAAAGTTTTGAAAGAGCAGTAGTCTGGTGTCGTCAGACTGAAGATGTCTTTATTAATGGTAAGGCAGTTGGAAAAGACAGAGACATCTATGAACCTAGAATCCAACCAACTTCTAATATTATTCAACCTGTTGGTGTTGGTTCAACAACGATTTATGTAGAAAGTGTTAAAACTTTCTTTGATAATGAGAATGAAGTTACTGTTTCTAACTATAAGAATAAGGTAAGAATAGTTTCTCAAGATACTCTGGTTGGCGCATCAGCAACTGCTGTTGTCTCTGGATTGGGAACTATCTCATCTATTGTTGTAGATAATCCTGGTATTGGTTATACATCAGTACCATCGGTTACCATCGCAAATCCTGTTGGTTTGGGAACGACTCAAAGAGCAGAGGCAACAGCAACTATTTCTGCTGGTGGAACTATTACTTCAATATCTGTTACTTCTCCTGGAACTGGATATACTTCTTCCACTCCTCCTGTTGTCCTTATATCGCAACCTGTAGTGAAAGAAGAAACAATAACTAATGTTACATATTCTGGTGACTTTGGTGTTGTTTCTGGAGTTAATACAACTTCAGTCGGTGTTGCTTCTACTGGAATCGTATTTGATCTTTATATCCCACAAGATTCATTCTTGAGAGATGCTAACCTTGTAGGAACTGCTGTTACTGTTAGTGGTATTTCCACAGGAGACTACTTCATTGTTAGACAGTCTAATGTTGGTAACGGAGTTACCTCCCTGTATGGTGATGGAACGGTTCTTGGTATAGGAACTGAATTCTTAGATAATGTATACGAAGTTGCAGCAGTCTCTATTGCCCAGACAAATGCAGTTGGTTATGGAAATACTTATGTCGCAAAAGTAACTGTAAGTGTATCGGACTTTAACGGATTGACTGGTCTTGGTCATAGTCAATTCTTCGGTATATACAGTTGGGGCAAACTGTCCAACTTGATAAGGGGTGGTAATCCAGAAGAATATAGTTTCTATGGATTTAGTGGAATAAGCACTTCAGCAAGTGTTATTCGCTCCAACCCACTTAAGTATGATACTTATACAATCTGATTATTGTTCTTTGAGTATCCCCTATAAATAAATAAAAAACGCAAAATGTCTGCTATTATAACTGATCAACTTAGAATCTTGAATGCCAAGAGTTTTGTATCTGCGGCTACCACAGATACAAATGCTTTTTATGCATTCGTTGGTCTTCCTAATGCGACTGATTATAGTTCAACGTGGGATGATAATCCACCTGCACCCAAAGATAGTTTTGAGCAGGAAAATGATTATTGGGACACGATGATTGCTTTGAAAAAAGTCAATGATGGTGACGTAAAGCAAGTTGTAAAGAAAAATACTTGGACTTCTGGATTTACCTACGATATGTATCGTAATGATATTAGTAGGACTAATACATCTAAACCATCTGGGGCAACTAGTTTATATAATGCCGACTATTATGTTGTTAACGAAGACTTTAAAGTATACATCTGTCTTCATAACGGCACAGATCCAGATAACCCCAACGGAAGACCTTCTCTAGATCAACCAACTTTTACTGATTTAGAACCAAGAACTGCTGGAAGTAGTGGCGACGGTTATATCTGGAAATATCTTTATACAATCAAACCAAGCGACATTGTGAAGTTTGACTCAACAAACTTCATGCCAGTTCCAAGAGACTGGGAGACAAATAGCGATGATGTTTCTGTTAGAAACAATGCTGCAACAAGTGGACAGTTAAAAATCGTAACTATCACTGGTCGTGGTGCTGGTGTAGGAACTGCAAATAGAACTTATACTCAAGTTCCCATCAAAGGAGATGGAAGTGGTGCAGAAGCAACTATTGTTGTTAATAATGAGTCTAAAGTAGAATCTATTACTATTTCTAAGGGTG